GCTTTTAAACAGAAAAAAGAACAGGAAGAGCTTGAGGCAAAGGGTAGATATGAAGAGGCTACAGAAAAACTAGCAGCTCAGTATAGGCAAGCAGAAGAGCAACAAAAACAAAAGATTGAGCAACTTTTAGCTGAGAAGAGACAGCTCGAAGTTGAAGCTCCAGCGGTAACAGCACTTGCTGATGTTGTACACGACCCTCAATATGTATTGAGCCGTATAAGCAAGGAACAGCTTGCTAGGGAAACAGACGGCACAGTTGTAGTTGTTGATGGGTATAACAGAACCCCAGTCAAAGAGTGGGCAATGTCCAAGATGCCTCAATGGGTACAAAAGAATCCAAGACCACAAGGCGGTGGAGCTACCACAACCAAGATACAGACTGAGTTTGTTGCAACTGATAAAAACCCATTTGCACCTGATTCATTCAACCTTACAGAGCAAGCAAGATTATATAAAACAGATATTAATAAATATAATATGCTCAAAAACGCAGTTACAGGTTAGTATATAGACAACGTGGTTGTGCCATGTCAGAGGTTGTGCCTCGAAGTAAACATATCTAATTAATTTCATGGCGACAGTTCGCAGTGATTTAATTATCCCAGAGGTGTTTACACCCTATTTGATTGAAGCTACTACACAAACTGATAGCTTTCTTCAGAGTGGGGTTGTGCAACCTTTGGCAGAATTAAATCTATCCGCAGAGAGAGGCGGTGACTTTGTAAAGATTCCATTCTACAAAGCAAACTTAAGTGGAGATTTTGAGGTTCTTTCAGACTCAACATCACTAAATCCACAGAAGATCACAGCAGATAACCAGATTGCTGCTGTACTTCACAGAGGTAAAGCTTTCAGTTCTAGAGATTTAGCATCTTTGGCAGTTGGTAGTTCAACTGATCCTATGGCTGCTATTGCTCAGAAAATGGCTGCTTATGTAAACAACCAGAAACAGAAGGATCTATATTCTTGCTTAACTGGTGCTTTTGGTTCTATCAATGCAAACTCAAGCAGTTCAGCATTGTTTGATCTAACAATCGACTCTGAGTCAGGTGATACACCTACAGCATTGAGTCCTAGACACGTTGCAAAAGCTCAGTCATTACTAGGCGATCAAGGCGACAAGCTCACAACAATCGCAATGCACTCAAAGTGTTACTACGATCTTGTTGAAAGAAGAGCAGTTGATTTTGTTGCTACAGGTGACATCAATGGTGGCGGTGCTACAGCATCAGGTGGTTCTATCCAGAACGCATTTGGTAGCCCAACAGTTCCAACATTCATGGGTCTAAGAGTTATCGTTTCTGACGATATTCCAACTGTAGGCAGCGGAAGTAGCACTGAGTACTCTGTATTCATGTTTACAAATGGTGCTGTTGTAACTGGGGAGCAAGCTCCAATCAGAACACAAACAGATAGAGACATTCTTGCTCTTGAGGAAGCAATGGCAGTGGATCTCCACTACATCTATCACCCTGTCGGATTGAAATATGCTGTATCAACAGTTAACCCATCAAGATCAGTTCTTGAAACTGTAGGCTCTTGGTCGAAAGTCTATGAAACAAAGAATATCGGTATCGTTAGAGCTACTGTAGTTTCTAATAACGACTAGAGGTAATTAATCATGGCTACAATTTTTGAGCTACAAAACCCACCTTTCGGACAGTTAACCAAAACTAAGGTTATCAAAACTGAAAATGGTGCGCATACTCTTACTACTGCTGAGATCATTGAGGGCATTGTTGATGGCACTCCAACTGGGAACAGAGCTATCACAACTCCAACAGCGGCAGAGATCATTTCTGCTTTAGGAACTCAGAGTGGTGTTGGTCAGTGTTTTGAACTTACAATCGTAAACAAAGCAGCGTCCACACATAAATTCACTTTGACTGCTGGATCTGGTGTCACTATTGTTGGTGAGCCTGATGTTACTGCGGACAGTTCTGGAACTTTTATTTTTAGAGTTTCCAGCTCAACTGCTGTCAGTGCTTTCAGAAAGTAAATGGGAATCGCAACTTTTAGGCGATTGAGAGAAAGGGAGGCTGCCAAAGAAAAGGCAGCTTCTCTAGCTCTTACAAAAAAACCAAAGCCGAAAACAAAGAAAAATGGCAATCTCAATAACAGCGACAGTCGGTAGTGCAAACGCTAACAGCTATGTCACTCTGCCCGAAGCTCAAGGGTTTATTGACGGCCTGACTGAATCTGATGACGTAGTTGCATGGGGTAACAGCACTGACGATCAAAAAAACAGGGCTTTGTTTACTGCAACCCAAAGAATAGATCGTGAAAAGTTTTTAGGTGCTAAGGTATCTGACACACAGGCGAGGCAGTGGCCACGCAGCGGTGTTCGTGTTCCTGACCAATATACAAACCTCTACGGCCTATCTTTCCCCAACAGGATTCTTGCCGACTACTACACAGATACAGAAATCCCTGATCTTGTTCAACACGCACAGATAATTCTTGCTGTTTATTTAAATAACAACAAAGATGGTATCGGCCTAAGTGGACTTGAAGATTTCAATGCTGTAAGTATTGGAAATATAAATGTCACTCCTAACTTTTACGGAAGAACAGGTGTTGATCGAATACCACCTATCGTTGACCACTATTTGAAAGGTATTAGAATAGGTGGAAGTGCTAATCTATCAATCAAGAGGTCTTAAAATGCCATACGACTATCCAGCCGCAATAATAATTACAGATCATACACAGCCTTACACTGGTAGATTTGGCAAAGTTGTTGCACTAAAAAACTCAACTGTTGATCTTGTTGCTGAGAACATAACAGAGAATACATCTACAACTATTGCTGGAATACCTATTCATCATTCAGCAGAGGTTTGTGGTGTAATTACAAGTGTTCAGATTTCAAGTGGTGACGCTGTTATTGCTTATTACTTATGAGCATTGCCAACGCATTAAAGAAAGCAGCTTCCAAGACAATTAAGGTTCTTGGTGGCGATATTACTTACAGAAGAGTGACGACTGGAATATATAACCCTACAAGTGGCTCAATGAGTGAAGTTAAAACAGATGTCAACATAAAGGGTGTCGTGAGCAATGTAACAAGGTCTGAGGTTAGTGACCTAGTTTCTAGTCAGGACAAACGACTTACCATATCTGCTGGTGATATAACCTTTACTCCAACAACATTTGATCGGGTTGTTATAAGCGGCACAGAGTATAAGGTGGTTCAAATCAATACAAATGAACAGGATAATATAGCGATCAGCTTTGATATTTTCTTGAGGTAGTCATGGCCAGACAGATCAGAGTAGATGAAATTGACGATTTCTTTAGACAAAAAGTTGTTGATCTTGTTGAAGCTACTACTCTTGAGTGGACAAGTAGAGTAAAGAAAGCAACCCCAGTAGATACTGGTAGATTAAGGGCTTCATGGCAAACAAAAATAGAACCTTTTAAAGGACAAGTAACAAACAATGTTGTATATGCAGAGCCTGTTTGCTTTGGTGTGAACTTGCCACCATCATGGGGCGGTGTTTATAGAACAAGACAAGACGTTGTTGCTGGTTTTCCTGAGCTTATTGGAAAAGAGTTACAGCAATATGTAGAAAATCAACTAAGGAGGGGCATCTGATGGCAGCTACGGATTTAAACACAGTAAGAGCAACCATTGAGAAACGCTTGAATGATGAGTTTAGAATTGGGCCATCTATACCCTTAGTTTTCAATAATGTACCTTTTGATGCCTCTACTGTGGATCAATATATTCAATGCGTTACTAGCTTTGGATCAAGTGAATACCTTACACAGCAAGCACCTAATTCAAGTACCACCGCAACAAATCTTGTTGTGGGTCTTATTACTTTTAATATTTATACAGAGCAAGGATTAGGGGCAGGGGCAAACTTTAATATATGCACCAGATTAAGAAACTTGTTCAACAGAATAACTGTTTCAGATGTGCGTTTTGACCCACCAGTAGGGCCTGAGATATTTCAATCTACTCCAGAAGGTAAATTTCAAACACAGATTAGAATAACATTTGAATTATATGAGACACTTGTACCATGATTGAGATTACAGAAGAAATGCTTGACGCTATCGAAGCTGTCAAAGGTAGAAGAGATCCAAAATACTGGGATCCTCAATGCAGACGCTATTTAGAAAAGCAAAAAACAAAAGCTGTAAAAAAACCAAAAAAAGGTTAATATAATTATAAATATTTCTTTTTATTGTTATGGCTGCTGTAAAAGGTGATGTCGGGCAAGTCAAATTTGATGATGACGGCTCTTCAGTCAACCCAGTATTAGGCACTAGAGAATGGTCTATCTCTATTACCAAAGATACCCAAGAGACAACTGTTCAAGGTGACACTTTCAAATCTTTTGTTGGTGGACTTATTGAGGGTGAAGGCTCTGCTGTTCTCCAATATGACAACGCTGCCTCTGGTGAGACTGCAACATTTATGGACGGCATCTTGACCACAGGTGACAATGCAACAGCAGCCTTTGAGCTTTTCCCTGATAGTGGAAGCGGAACTAAAAAGATCAGCTTTAACGGCCTCATAACAAACTTTGAGCAGGGTTCAGCAATAGGTGATGTAAGTACAATCAACATCACATTCAAGCCATCTGGCACAATTACATCAGCAATCTAAAAGTAAAATTCTTCGCATTTATTTATGGCAACACAAAGAACCGCAGACCTCATTCTTGGAGCTTTTCAAGATGAAATGACTGCAAGACGTAAATATGAAATTAAAGATTCAAAAGGTAACGTCACAGCCACTTTATACTTCAAACCAATAACAAGATTTGATCGTGTTAAAGCACAGCAGTTAGCTGGAACAGATGAGGCACTTACTGTCTCAACTCAATTACTTTGTCAAATGGCAGAGAAAGAAGATGGAACACCAGCTTTTGATATGTCGGATGCTCCAAGACTTCAAAGACTTCTACCAGAAAAAGTTTTAAATGATCTTGAGTTATTTTTACATGACATCAAGCTTGATATTGAAACAGCAAAAAAAGAATAAAAAGGGATAGCTGGTTAAGATTTGAGTTATTCCTTGCAAAAGAACTAGGTAAAACATTACAAGAATTAAGAAAAAACATAACACAAGAAGAATTAATGTATTGGGCTGGATATTTTGAGATCAGTGCTGATGACCAAAAAAGGGCATTGCAACGACAAAAACACATTTCGGGGTAATATAGAGAAAAGAGTTTTTTGTTTTTGTGGCAGAAGCAGTCGTTAGGTTAAGAGTTGATGCCAGCGGTGCGACTAGGGCTTTAAATGGTGTACAAAATCAAACAAATAAATTACAGAATACATTTAATGGTTTAAGAAATGCTATTGCAGTTTCTGGCATTGGATTAATAGGTGCACAAGCCGTTAAAACTTCAGCAAATTTTGATAAATTAAATGTAAGACTTGGTTTATTAACAAAACAAAGCGGAACATTTGCTAAGTCACAACAGATTGCCGCAGATGCACAGAAAGCTTTTGGTCTAAGTTCTACAGAGGCACTTGAAGGAATTACAGATATAACAGCAAGATTAGCTCCTTTAGGTGTTGGAGTTGAAGATATTAAGAGTACATTTTTTGGTTTTAATACAGCAGCAAAATTGGCTGGTGCATCAACAATAGAGGCATCAAACGCTTTTAGACAATTAGCTCAGGCTCTTGGCTCAGGAAGGCTTGCTGGTGATGAGTTTAGAAGTATATCTGAACAAATCCCTACATTATTGCAACCTATAGCAACAGAATTAAATGTTCCTATTGGAAAGCTTAAGGAGTTAGCTGCTGAAGGTAAGTTGACCAGTGAAGTTGTATTAAGAGCATTAAGACAGATTGAAACAGACGGAGCAGCTTCATTAAAGGCATTGGTAGCTAATGATCCAACGCAAATATTCAAAAACTTTTCAAATGCAACACACGATTTACAAAAAGCATTAGGAGACGAATTGCGGCCTGCGGTAGAGAGTGTAACCAAATTACTTACAAAACTTATAAATGAAATTACAGCGTTTGTTAAAACAGATGCTGGTCAGGCTGCAATATTAATAGGAAAAATTGCTGTAGCTGTGAAATTATTATCGGTTGCCATTCCAATAGTCACTGGTGCTTTTTCAGCTTTATTAGTAAAAATTAATATGGTTGGGGCTGCAAGTCTTATTGCCTCTGGTGGTTTTACAGGTATGCAAGCTGCCTCACTATTAGCAGCTGGTGGTATAGGAAAAGTAACTCTTGCTCTTGGTGCATTAAAAATTGCTATAGCAACAACTGGTATCGGTGCTTTGGTTCTTGCTGTTGGTGGATTAGCAACTGTATTTATGAAAGCCAGAAGAGAGGCAAAAGAATTTGCCAGAGTAGTTGCTGAAGGCTCTGGTGAAGAGGTCAAAAACGAATTAGTAAAACAAGAAGAGGCTTTAAGAAAAATTGACGAAAGATTAGCAAAAGCAAAAGGAAGAGCAGAAAAAGCATTAGAGAGACAAAGAAAACAAATACAGCTTGATATTGAAGCACTTGAACAACGAGAGCAAACATTAGAAAAAGAAAAAGAAATAACTGAAGAAAAAGAAAAACAGAATGAAGAAGCAAAAAAAGCAGAAGAGGCTATAAAAAAACAAGATGAAGCTGCAGCAAAATTAAAAGAAAGATTTATGGAAATAGGTAAATCTGTTGAAGAGGGTATAGTTCAAAATTTAACAGATGCTGTGATGGGTACAAAATCATTAGCTGAAGCTGCAAAAGCTGTTTTAGATGATTTAAAAAGACAACTGATCGAACTTGCAATGCAGCAAGCAGTATCTGGTCTTGGAAACTTTATAGGAAATGCACTTGGTAGTGTGTTAGGTGGCTTTGGTGGTGGTGGTGGTGGTGGTCTGCCTAGTTCACAAGCTTTAGGAAAAGCAGCATCAGTTCAAACTGGCATACCAATGAAATTACCAGAAGGGGCATTTAATATAACTGGAAAATTGGCAAAAGGCGGTCCAGTAACCGCTGGCGGAAATTTTCTCGTAGGGGAAAAAGGTCCAGAAATTTTTACACCCTCTAGAGGTGGAACAATCATCCCAAACAAATCTCTTGGTGGACAATCTATTGTCAATAATATAAATATAAACGTTGATGCCTCTGGCACATCTGTACAATCAGACGAAGATCAAGGAAACGAATTTGGAGAAAGGTTAGCATCAGCTGTGCAGGCTGTTATTGTGAATGAGAAAAGAGTTGGAGGTTTACTAGCTTAATGGCTGCTTTTCCTATAACAAATCCTAGATATGGTTTTACAGTAACGAGAAAACCAAAAATGAACATCATAAGTTTCGGGGATGGATTTACACAGCGTTTAACAAAAGGATTGAATCAAAATCCTGTTACTTTAAATTTAAAGTTTACTTTATCGCAAACACAATCAACAACAGCAATTACTTTTTTAAATGAACGAATAGAAGATGGTGAGTCATTTACATTTACAATTCCTAATGAGAGTGTAACTAAAAATTTTATCTGTCAAAAATATAGTACTGGGATTCCATTTTTAAATCGAGTTGACTTGAATTGTGTTTTTGAGGAGGTATTCGAACCATAATGGCAATACCATTTGCAGAACTCAACAAAATTAATCCTAGTTCAATTATTGAATTATTTGAACTTGAATTGACTGTCGGGCTTCATGTTCCAACTGGCAACCCTGACAATTTAGATACTGTATTTCGTTTTCATGCTGGTGCTAATTTAAACAATTTTGGTGAAATAGTACTAAACGGCAACAGCTATCAAAGGGTTGCTGTAAAAATAGATGGATTTGAAGATACAGGTTCTGGTACTATTCCAAGACCTACAATGACTTTCAGTAATTTAGGTGGTATTACAAAAGATGGAACAGTTATGACCATGAGTGATTTTTTAAATATTGTTAATTTAGTTACTGCTGGCAATGATCTTTTAAATGCAAAAGTAACAAGAATTTTGCCATTAGCTTCGGCATTAGATGATATAAATTTTGCTACTGGCAGCAATCCTTTTAATACTGGTGTAGATACTTCAAATGGTACAACTGACAAATTATTAGACAGAGTTTATTTCATTGATCGAAAATCCGCAGAAAATAGACAGATAGTTCAATTTGAGCTTGTAAGTATTCTTGATATGCAAAATAAAAGAATCCCTGTAAGAATAGTTACAAGAGAATTATTCCCCGCTGCTGGCTTATTTATATAATGACTTGTAATTCATGGACTACAGAGGCATATAGACACGCTACAGAGTGTTATCCAGAGGAATGTTGTGGTTTGCTTTTAGATATAAAAGGTGTGCATACTTACTGGAAATGTGAAAATGTCTCAAAATCATACAAAGAAAAATCATTTGTGATTAACCCTTTAGATTGGGCTGATGGTGAAGATCAAGGAGAAGTTTTAGGTATTGTTCATTCACATCCAGACGGATTGTTGGAATTTAGTCATACTGATAAAATTAGTTGTAAATATAATGATTTGCCTTTTTACCTTGTAGATCCAAAGACAGAATCATATATTGAATTAAAGCCAGAAAACGTTGATGATTAAATTAAAAGTTTATGGTCGTCTAAGAAAGTTTTTAGGTAAAGCTGAATTTGAAATAAATGCAGCCACACCTAAAGAAGTTTTTAGTTTTTTAATAAATAGTTTTGATGGTATTCAAGAACATATTGAAAAACAAGAATACTGCATTATGGCTGGAAATATAAATGTCACAGAAGATTTAATAAATTTGCAATTAAAGGATGAAATTAAAATTATTCCTGTAGTTCATGGAGATATATTGTTTTTATTTGCAGGTGCTGGTGCTTTGTTTGCGGGTTCTACAATAACAGCCTTAGGGGGAGCATTAGCAACATTTGTCGGAGGAGCATTAACATCTATCGGTATTAATATGTTGATAGGAGGGGTAACTAATATGTTATTCCCACCACCAGAACCGCCAAGCAATAAATCACAAGAACAAGATCCTAGTTTTATATTCAATGGGACAGCAAATATCAGCAAACAAGGTGTTCCGATTAACATTTTTTATGGAGAGCTTTTGATTGGTTCAAACACTATTTCAGCAAATATTGATACTCACCAAAAACAGAACGACTAATGCCATCAAAATTACCACCAACAATCCCAGTACAAACAGAATCACCCTCTGCAGCTATCGCTACAGCTGCTGGTGATGCGATTGTAGCTGCAAATGCAAAACAACCAAATGGCAGTTTAAAGTCAACAGATTTTTTAACTACAGTTGATATTTTATCGGAAGGTGAAATCGAAGGGAGTGCAACAGCAAGCAAAAATAATATTACAGATAAAACATCTACAGGTTATAAAAATTCTCTTTTAAAAGATTTATTTTTAAATAATCAACCTGTTTTAGTGTCAGATGCTGATGTAAATGATCCAAAAAATTCAGATTTTAATTTCGATCATGTGATCTTTAAGTTTCAAGCAGGAACAGCAAATAATGAAATTTTGCCAGCTGCAGAATTACAATCAACTGAAATTCAGGGAGGTGATATAGGACAATTAGTAAGTTTTCCTAAAGGTGGATCTGCAACAACTAGATCTGTGACAATAACAAATACAAATGTAGATTTAGTAAGAGTAAGAGTAAAATTCGATCAGTTTTTTAAAATTAAGAAAAACACTGGCAATAGAACCTCAACAAAAGTAGATGTAAAAATTACTGTCAATCCTAATAATGGTTCTGAACAAACAGTTATAACTAATACAGTAAAAGGTAAAAGTGCAGCTGCTTACAGTCGTGATTATGGTATTAGACTTTCTGACGTAACTGGATACAATAATACAACAGGTGAATCAGACTCATTCTTTCCAATAACTGTAACCCTTACCAGAACTAATAGTGAGGGAGGTAGCAATGTATTCAATAAAATGCGTTTAGGTGGTGTTACTGAAATAATTGAAGATGCTAATAACTATCCTCACGTTGCTTATAGCTCTTTACGAATAAGTGCAGAGGAATTTCCAAATCTGCCATCAAGGGTTTTCCGATTAAGAGGAAAAAAGATAAAAATACCAAGTAATGCAACAGTTCACATTGACACAGGCAGATTAAGTTATAGCGGTACATGGGACGGAAATTTTGCAACTGATAGAAAATGGACTACAGATCCAGCTTGGATTTTATATGACTTATTAGTTTTTAATTCTGAAAGAACTGACGAGCAGCAATATGGATGTAAATTACCAGAATCTTCAATAGATAAATTTGTTTTTCGTAAGGCGAGTGAATATTGCGGTGAAGAAGTAGATGATGGTGATGGTGGTTTGGAACCTAGATTCTCACTTAATACCAATATAACTACTCAAGCTGAGGCCCTAAGCGTCATAAATGATATTTGTTCTGTTATGAGAGCAATGCCATACTATCAATCAGGTTCGATAAAAATATCGCAAGATGCTCCGCAAGATTTTTCTAATCCAAATGATATAAGTTTTGATTATGTTTTTAACAATGCAAATGTAGTCGGTGGTGCGTTTACTTATAGTGGAAGCTCTTTAAAGACTAGATTTACAATAATAAATGTAAGTTATTTTGATCTAGAAACACAAAGATTAGATTATGTGACTGTAAAAGATAACGCAGCAATAGATAAATATGGTGTTTTTATAAAAACCTTAAGAACATTTGGAACCACATCAAGAGGACAAGCACAAAGAGTTGGAAAATGGTTTTTAAACACACAACAGACGGCAACTGAAAGTTGTGTATTTGAAACTAATATTGCTGCTGGTTCTGTGTTAGAAATTGGTAGTATTATTGGAATTGCAGATAGGGTTAAAGGTGTATCTGTTAATGGAAATGTTGTAGGAAAAAGAAGAGGCGGTCTTGTAAAATCAGCAACTGTAAATCAAGTAATAATTGATGATGTTACAAATACAAATCAACCAAGCTTAACTGATTCCCCAACGATTAGCTGTTTGTTAAGTACTGGAAAAGTTGAAACAAGAACCATCAGTAGTTATACAACAGACCAAACAGGTGTTAATGTTTCATCTGCTTTCACCTCTGCTCCTGTAGAAAATAGTCCTTATATATTTGAGTCAGGTGATTTTGCAGTTACTACTTGGAGAGTTTCAAACATAAAAGAAACAGCGAAACATACATACACAGTCACAGCCTTACAACATAATCAAGGTAAATATGCAGCGGTAGAAGATGGTGAACAATTAGAGGCAAAATCAACAAGCATACTGACTCAAGTTTTATCACCACCAACAAGTCTTACTGTTGAAGAAAAAATAGTTATCATCAACAACAAAGCAGTTCCTAAAGTGTTTATTGATTGGGAACCTGTAACAGGTGCATCTGGTTACACTTTGCAATATAGAAGGGATGACGACAACTTTACACAAGTAAATACACAAGAGTCATCATTAGAAATTGTACAATCAGATTTTGAAGCGGGATCGTATGATATAAGACTTTTTACTGTAAATGGTTTAGGTCAACAGTCAAATCAACCATTAGAAGAAACAGTTACAGTTAATGCTTTATCAGATCCACCAGAGCAACCTACAAATTTACAGCTTGAACCTATAAACAACTATCAAGTAAAACTTACTTGGGATTCAGCAATAGCTATAGATGTGATTGCAGGCGGTAAGTGTTTGATAAGGCATACCACTGAGGGATTATCAGCTGCAAAATATACAAATTCTATAGATTTACTAACAGTTAATGGAAATACAACTGATGCCATTTGCCCCGCTTTAGCTGGAACATACTGTATTAAATTTGAAGATTTAGCTGGAAACTTATCACCATCAGAGGCAAAAGTTGAATTTGCACTACCAGAAACTGAAGATGAAGTATTAATAAAACAACAAAGAGAACAAGCAGCTTTTAGTGGTACAAAGACAAATTTACAGGTTGCTGCAAGTGCTTTAGAACTTACTAACCCAGCAGCTACGGCCACAGGGACCTATTCGCAGTCATCCAAAACAATTACTGTTACAAAAAATTCACATGATTTGGTTGTAGGTGATAAACCGCAACTTACTTTTACAACTGGATTAGCTGATGATGATACTTATGCCATTGTTACTGTTCCTGATGCTAATACTTTTACAGTTACTGCCGCTGATAGTCAAACAACTAGCGGTAATGTAACTATTGCATCTGGATTATTAGGTAGGTATGAATTTGCCTCTGCGTTTGATTTAGGAGCAGCTTACCAAAATGTAAGAATTAAAAGACATATACAAAGTGAAGGTTTTAATATTAATAATAATTTTGATTCAGTTCCAGATGTTGATGCGGTTGATAATTTTGACGGAGAAGGAAGCAGTAGGTTGGCTGGCAGATTAAGAATACAAACATCAAATGATGCTTCAACCTATACAGATTTTTTAAATTTAACTAACGGCACTTTTAATGCAAGGGCTTTTAAATTTAGAAGTCATTTAGTTTCTGTTGACACAAACGAGAATATAAAATTTTCTGAGTTAGGTTTTGATGTTTCTTTGCCTGCAAGGGTAGAAAATAAATATATTTCATCTGGTAATACATTATCTGCACCTTTGCAGTCTGGTACGTCAGGAAGTGGCTTTGATGTAGTTTTTGCCAAAAGATTTTTTACAGGACTAAGTACTACTATTGGTGGTGTTGATGCTTTTATTCCAACAATAACAATATCTGCATACGATCTACCTGTAGGAGGTACCTATGTTCTTTCTAATGTATCTGGTACAGGGTTTACAGTATTGTTTAAAAATGCCTCAGGTAATCCAGTAGATGTGAAATTTTCGTTTCAAGCGTTAGGATATGGAAAAGGTGCTTAATTAAATGGCAAGAGTAACAACTACAGGTTCAGCGACAGATAATAATTTTAATGCTGATAATGGAACAGGTTTACAAGTTAGAACAAAGTTGAATGAGGTTTTAACTGCCTTAAGAACTTTAAATGCTGGTAGTGGGGATCCATCAGGAGACGCAAATGTTGTAGCTTTTCAACCACATATTGATACCTCAACAAATGAACTGAAGATTTGTACATCTGTTAGCTCAGGATCAGGAACCTTTACAACTATTGGGAATATAACACAGACAAATTTTGGGTTATTATCAAAAACTGGTGGAACTTTAACTGGTGTTTTAACCACTGCAACTGGCTCAACTTCCGCACCATCTTTGAATTTTGGTGATAGTGGCACAGGTTTTTATAAAAAAGGTACAAATCAAATAGGTTTAATAGCAAACCAAGCTGAAATAGCATTTTTTGATCAAAACAGTTTTACAATAGACAATTCAAAAGAATTAAGGCTTTTAGAAAATTCTGGTAGTGAATATGTGGCATTAAAAGCACCAAGTTCTATGTCTGCAAATAAAACTATTACTTTTCCTGATGAAACAGGAACAGTTTTAACAAGTGCTTCTTCAATAGCAAACAGTAACTTAGCAAATTCGTCTGTAACAGTTGGTTCTACAGCTATTAGTTTGGGTTCGTCTGCTACAACTATTGCTGGACTAACAACATTAACATCTACAAATTTACAAGCTACAAATATTAAAGATACTTCTGGTAACAATAGTTCAACAGCAGAACAAATTTCACAGGGAAGAGCAAAAGCATGGGTCAATTTTGATGGCACTTTTGGAACATCACCTTTTACTGAAGTAAATGGCGGCATAAGAAATGCCTTTAATGTAAGTTCTGTAGTTGATGATGGAACTGGTAGATATACAATTAATTTCGCAAGTACTTTGGCTAATAGTAATTACTGTGTTGCAACTATGGCTGGAAATTTTGGATCTACAACAACCTCAAATACAGGTGTTAATCCTGACGGAACAAGATCTACGACACAATTTAAAATTAGAGTAGTAACAGGAACTAACAACACCGCTGATAAAGGTGATATTAATGTTGCAGTTTTTGGCGATTAATTAAAGCTAATATATACTAAAAGAAAAACTTTATGGCTAATTCTGACAGTAGATTTATTTATACAAATGATGATGGCAGTATTTCTATTGTTGTTCCATCAGATAATTGTGGTTTAACTTTAGATCAGATTAAAGCTAAAGATTGCCCTAGCGGTAAGACAGTTTATACTGTTGATAAGTCTGTTATTCCTACAGATAGGAGTTTCAGAAACGCTTGGACTTATACGGAGTAAATTATGGGATTTGGAATAGATATGGCAAAAGCTAGAGAAATTCACAAAAATAATATAAGAATTGCAAGAGAGCCAAAACTTGCAGAACTTGATATTGAGTTTCAAAAAGCACAAGAAACTGGTAGTAGTACTACAGATATTGTTGCTAAAAAACAAGCACTTAGGGATGCACCAGCTGACTCTGGTATCGCATCAGCTTCAGATACTGACGCACTTAAAGCACAATGGAAAACTGATATACTTGGCACATCACCTTATAGTTAAATGGCCATTATTGCTGGAACTTATGACTTTACTGTTCAAAGAAGGTCAGATCATGCTGAATCATTTAGAATTACAGATTCTAATGATGATGCGGTTTCACTTGTTGGCTTTACAGTAGCGGCACAAGTTTGGGATAAAGAAAGATCGGGTAAATATGCAGATTTTGCAATCACATATACCAATAGAAGTAATGGTGAATTTAAAATTAGTTTGACTGATGTTCAAACTACACAATTTACACCAAATGAATTAGCTTATGACGTTTTACTTGTAAATGCTTCTGATGAACGTGAATATTATATAGAAGGTACTATATTTGTTAGTGAGGGCTATACAACTATCTAATGAGCAACATCAACATAACCCAAAATAAAAACACAGTCACAGTAAATGGTGAAACAAGAGTTGTAACTGTAAAAGTTCAAGGGCCTCAAGGTCCTAAAGGGTTAGATCTTGATGAACTTAATAAAGTAGATGGATCAGTTGTTTACTATGACTCAAGTTCTGCTAAATTTAAAGCAGATGCAACAACCACTAAACTGACACTTGTTAATGGAGGAAATTTCTAGGCCATGTCAAACACAATAAGAATTAAAAAAAGAGCAGCCAGTGGAGCAGCTGGTTCTCCAACAAGCCTTTCTCCGTCAGAGTTAGCGTATAACGAAGCTGATAATAAACTATATTATGGATTTGGTGATAATGGATCAACCCCACCATCTGCTAGCTCAATTATTGTTATTGGTGGTTCTGGCGGGTTTTTTAACAAGACAGATACAAGAACAGCAAATACAATTTTAGCTGGCCCTACAAGTGGATCTGCGGCTGCTCCTACATTTCGTGCTTTAGTTGCTGGTGATTTATTAAAGCTCAATGAATTTACTGCCCCTGATGGATCTGTAAGTCTTAACAGTCAAAAGATTACAAACTTAGCTACGCCGACAGCTGATGGTGATGCGGCAAGTAAGTCGTATGTTGATGGTGTTTCACAAGGACTTGATATTAAAGATTCCGTCCGTGCCGCAACCACAGCAAACATAACAATCTCTTCTGCTCTTAATAATGGAGACACTTTAGATGGCGTTACTCTTTCAACAAATGACAGAGTGTTGGTCAAAGACCAGTCTAGTGCGTCGGAGAATGGTATCTACATAGTCGGGTCATCGCCAGCGAGGGCTGATGATATGGCTGCTGGGG